TGGATAGGGTATTACATATTCTTAAGGATAAAGAACAAGATAAAGGTAAGGTTAAAGAACTAAAAATAATGAGTTAATCTTGCTACCTGTCCACTTTCTTTGTCGTGTAAGAAAGCTTCACAAGCCTTAGGTGCTCCACAGAATCCTTTTCGTGAGTGCCAACTATCTGCTGATGATGGGCTTCTCATATACTCCACAGTAACCCCTATAAAATCTTTAGCATCTAACCATTTATGTTTAACCTTATGATGTATATGGTGCAGATACCAATATCTAAACTGAGTTTCACTCCACATTTTAGGTTTTTCTTGTGCCATTAATAGAGGAAGCTTATCCATCTTAGCACCATCTCCATGCTCTAATCCTATTAGATTATTACCATACTTATAATATTTTCTATGAGATACGCTAATATCAAACTTAATATCCTTTGCTTTTCTAAACCAAGATTTTAAGGTATGGGCTAAATGAAATCCACTTTGATAATCGTGATTACTCATTGAATGTAAAACATCTACAGGAGCTATAGTCCTAAGCATCTCTATTACTTTAACATAAAGCATTAAAGCTATCTCATAATGTTCCCACCACTTTCCATCTGTGTCTTGATGAGTTCCTTTAGTAGTAGTATTATAAACATTATCTATATGAAGAACATCATTACCTATACAAAATAAAATCCTATCAATATCAAATCCCTCAGATTTATTTATAAGTCCCTGAACTCCCTCCAGAACTCTCATTACTGCAGTTTCACAATCATAAGCCTCTCCTGTTTCAGTTTCACTTGCATACTTCCCTATATGTATATCTGCAGGATTTACAACTAATAGATGACTTCCTTTTTCCCTTTCAATAGGGTCGTATTCAGGAGAGTGCCCCTCTATAAAACTATTTATACTTTTAAATATTTCCTTCTCATCTACTCCGCAATCTTCTTTAGTGACTATTGAAAATCTATAATCTCCACCTGCTGATTGCCAATGTTTTACGCTTACTACATCCTTCTTATCTATACCTCTATCTAATAAATGTAAATCTAATGATGAATTGTTGTTTAGGTTATCTAGTGTTTCTGCTCTACTCTGCTTTATTAAATCTTCTTCGTCAGGAGTGAGCCTTAGCCTTTTTCCGTATTCTTTTGACATACACAAATATATAAAAAAACGATACAGGTATGCAAAAAAAATGAGGAGTTATTAACTCCCCACTCTTAACTACTAACTATCCAACTCAGAAAACACTCAAAGAAGGACTGTAAAGATATATTATTTTTTTGATATATCAGCAATACCCTGACCTAAAATAAGGACGAGAATTGCGTGGTATAAATCTTCTGCTGTACCTGTAGAAACTCCTAATATCTGAACTACTGCAGGAACTACTACTGCTGAGATTGCGTACCAAAACTTTTTACTTTTTAACATTGTTCTAATTAACCAATTTTTCATTTTTTTATTTTTTAAAGTTATTATAATTTATAAGATAGTCCTACATTAAAAGAACCCTCGTCATCTTTTGTTGTATAGTTTGGCTCTACATAAAGGCTGTTCCAAACTTTTATTGACATACCAACACCTAAAGTTATATTGTCTACCGCATCTTCAGTTGGCATTTGTGCCGATAAATATAAATTATCAGACACATTGTATCTTGCTACAAAATCATAGTCATCACTATTCTTTTGAAACCCTACCATCACAGCATCAGTTACTTGATAACCAACACCAATACTATTTGTAAAATTATTTACCCCCCAAGCGCTACTGTCAGAAGGTTGTTCAAAGTTGCTCATTACTCTGAATTGTGCTGAAGCACTTAAGCAAAATAATGCTACCACTATTGTTAAAACTGTTTTTTTCATTTTATCTATTTTTAATTATTAAATTTATTTCCTTACTTAATTGATTACCTAAGATGTAATTCATTAGGTAAGCGTGAGCCACTTTACTCTCTAAAATTTTATCAGGACTCTGTGCTCTATGAGTTCCTGTTAATATGCACCCCCTACTATCGGAGGGATAATTTCCTCGGTGGAAAAGTATATAGCTTCTATTCGGTACATCTTGTACAAGCAAATGAACATAATCTCTACTTCCACTTTCTCTTGCTAATCTAACCCTACATCCATATATTCCTTCGGGGACGCAAGATACACTTTTTTCATTATCTCTCCACGCTAACTCTAGTGTATGTGCAATAAATTCCGAATTACAATACAGCTTACCTATAACTGACTTATCAGTAAATGTATCCCTGATTAACAGTAAGTTAGCTCTACCTTCCTTGTCCTCTATATTTTTTCTTATAGCCATTCTGACCTTTTGAAGAATTTTTAGAATGAACTCCTTTGCGTTTTTTAGCTCTTTTTTCACAGAATTTCCAAGTTACCTTAGCCACTACTCTCCTTCTCCTATACCACCCTTAGTAACCGCAACATATTCAATATCTATGCTCTCTGTTTCGTTAGCACTCTGTCCATTTATTTCCTGAATATCAGCAAAAGTAACCAATCCCGAAGCTGCTAATCTAGCAATATCTGGACTCATCAATAAAAATGTTTCTCCTGCCTCAACATTAATATATATATAATTAACGCCATTGTATAGTTCTAATATTAGAGCATTAGTATCGTCAGTATTTGTAATTCTAAAATAAGAGTAGTCAGCTACAACAACTTGACCTCTAGCGTCTGCACTAGATAATTTAAGGATAGTTGTGAACACTCCCCCTTCCCCTCCTTTACCCGAAAGAGTCATTATTCTTTGGTCTATCTTTCCATTACCCGCAAAAGTTTTTGTCATAGAATTTCCATAAGCCACCCCATTTAAAGAAATAGTTTCATTTATAGTAACCGATAAATCGCTTTGTAGTATTGTTCCTGCCATTTTATTTGTTTTTTGTTTTTATAAATTTGTAAATTGTAAATGCTATTGCCATTCCTAAAGATAAAAAAGTCAATATTTCATTTGCTTGTGTTAATGAAATTCCTATAGCCCCCAAGTTAGCACCTATTGTTTGTATTGTATCATTCATCTGTACTTTCATTTTTTTAATTTCTAATAATTTTCCACCGTATGCCCTATTAAATATACTTTTAATCCGACACCTTCATTTCCACCCCCTCCAATAGTTGTTATATCTATGGTTATTTGGGCATCATCTAGTAACTCCGCATCTGATATTACCGCAGCCGCTTCAGCAGTAGTTGATGTTTTTTCTGTTGCATCTATAGTTAGTAATGTAGATAAAACACTTACACCTTCCTCTAAAATATCTACAGTCACAATATCATCTGCCGCAGTAAACAAACTCGCTCTTACCCCCGTTAATCTGAAGCCATAAGGCAATCTCATATAATCAGCGTTAGGCGCTACAGCGCAAGTTGTACTAATAGTACCATAAGATAACACATAACACTTTCTAACTCTCATCCACACTAAATTACCGTCAGAGCTAACACTCCCTGTTCCATTTGTTTTACCTAAAAAACTATTATTCTGCGCACCTTCAAATCCCATAGGATTATGTCGGTTTCCGTCTAGTAAATTCTTATGTTCGTTTGCTGCCATATTTTAATTTTTTAACAATCGTTACAGTTGCACACAGTATATGTCCCTCCACAGCCAGAACAAGCATCTACTCCTGTAACATTATAAATACTATCATAGAATATCATCCCATGATTTTTATAAGTATCACTCATACTCGCAGGTTTATTAGATTCATAAGTAGGAAACAAACCATCTTGGTCGCTACCATTTAAATACTCCTCCATATCTTTTGCAAAAATATCAGCCTTTCTGTAGGTGTCCTGCTTGAAAGCATTATAATCATCATTATTTATAACCCTTGAAAACTCATCAAAATTATGAACAACCCCACTTGAGGTTATATTGCTCATAATATCGTTTATCACTTCAAACCTAACATACCAAGCCAAACAATCCTCTAAATAATATACCATTAAATCGCTATTAGCGACAGTTAATGTCCCTGTGTCGTGCTGCAGTTTTAATTCTCCATAAAACTTATCCCCTAAAATTGGTCGGAGATGAGCTAATTCAGCTAAAATAATAGTGTTGTTAGAAACTAAAACAGGGTCAGTATTTTTATTTGTAAAAGTTTTATCAATCACTTCTCCTGCGCTTACCAAAGGTGTATATTGTCTATAATTTGCCATATCTTATTGCTCTATAGTTATTTCTTTAGTTTCATCTTCTGAAATCTCTCCATCCCCATCCTCATCCTTCTCAACTACTATTACCTCTCTATCTGCAACAAACATATCTCCATCTTCTAGCATTGGCAAATCTTCGTCTATCAACATCCTTTGCTCATTTATAGTAAGAACCTGCTTAATATCCACATCATTAGCATAAGAAATTGGTGGCTCATAATGAATACTTAAATCTTTAGGGTCGTAACCCATCTCTTTATATAAGATAGTCCTTATCCCATTCAATAGCAACTCAGAAGTATCTCTAATTACTGTTGTCATTACTAAGTCATAAGCAATTCTAATCTCACTTCCTGTGTTGTTCATTTTTCCCGAACTAACAATACCACTTAAAGATGGCTGCCATCTATTAGCAGTTATAATATTTTGGTCAGTAATTTGTTGTAAATCTAACCAACTACCTTCTTGGTCATCTTTAATTATTTGCACATTTGCAGGAGCAGTATCTCCATTTTTCACTATAAATA